ATCTAGGCCCACCGGAAAGTCACAGGAAATAGATAAGTTCAAACAGGAAATAATAATCTAAAAAAATTTTACCTCGTGCTGGCACAACGGATGCACTTTCCTGAAAGGAAATTGATTAGTTGAAACAGGAAACAAGACAGGATATGATAAGAACATGCACCATTATTGTGCAGATTTATTAAGAATTTCTTCCGGTGTATTTAACACCTCTAAAAGTTACAGATGCAATTAATTCACATTTTAAAAAACTTTGCATAAATACAGTATCAGAATCAGAAGGTTTTATATCAGGTCTTACAGTTGAGGGTAAATTATTACCCCACCAATTTTCATGACCACCTAAGATTTTGGTAGGTGATCTAACATTTTTTATACCAGTAACATTTTGAAAAAAATTATAAAAAGGAATATTATTAAACATTAAAGGTTGTACAGCATTAGTATCAATATATTGTCTCCAACATGAAGGCACACGCCACATAAAATACGGTGCTCTCTTTTGTGAAGGATACACCTTCTTCGCAAAAGGATATTCACTAAGTTCTTTAGCATCAAATGAAGCATCTTGAGCATTAAAATCCAAAGCTTGTTCCACATCCCATGCTACATGAAAAGGATATCTTTCAGTATTAAAAGAAGATATTCCAGTAACAGCTTGTTTAGCAATTCCAGTAGGAGTAACACCACTATACGTAACATACGTAATTTCAGGAAACTTAATAATAAAATAATTAAACTTGATATAATGATAATCATGAATTCTGTCCCATATTTCATGATTATTTGTAAAAAAATCAGCCATTTGAATATCACGTTCAAACTTAGTAATATTAACACTTGATTGAGATGCATTATCCACATAAAAACGTAACGTAGTATTAAAACTTTTCTTCACAGTTAATTTGTAAATATTTCCAGAACGTTTATTCTTCAATACACGTATTCGACGACTCCTCCGAAATCGACGATATTGCCTCTTCTTGTAAACAAGACGACGTTTGTAAAACCTCCTTCGTGAACGATAAACCATCCTCATGCTCCTTCAAAGCAGAAATAAACACGTCTGAGGGAGAAGGAGACATTCGTTTCGTCACAATGACATCACATCCGTTACTATAATCGTAAACATTACACCTAGCGGCAACAGCTGAAAGTATTTCACCACTAAATACTTCATCCAATTTATAATTCGATGTCATAAAAATTTTTTTAGGACGTATTTTCATGCTACCGCCTTTAATTTCAGCATTAAATGCATACATATCACACCAAATCTTTATATAATAACCAATCCACTTACCGTGATCAGGCTCAATATCAGAAATCAAAACATTATCCTCATTCTTGTAACCATCCCACCACTTATTCAACATCTTCATGTAAACATTATCCAACTGTCTAACAGCATAATCTTTTCCACTTCTTGGAGGACCACACAACCATACTCCACAAGAATTCTTTAAATCTGTCGTATTGCAGACAAGCGAAGAGAGTAAAGTCGCTTTATAACGGAGATACACGCCTGGGTATGTGTCCTTAATACAGGTGATATTACCGGACTCAGCGAGATGCAAAATATCTCCAAACTTGCAAGCTCTTCCTGTAACTGTTGGTACACTACCCCATTCCTTAAAGTCACCATCTTTCTTGCAGTAATCCCTATTTTCCGTAGGTGTGCCACGAGCTCTTTCAAAATGAGCACCAGGGATCCATTTCTTGATACCGGCGAGCGTGATGCGGTTCTTAAACGCCACATAGCCTTGTAAATGCCTGCGATTCGTAGACGGACAAGTCTCTCTGCCAAAACACAAATATTCGTGAATTTTTTCGTCGTAAAATGGTTCAGATACAACATTATAACTGGTAAACAACCAACGCTTACACTTCGACATCTGAATAGGAGCAGCTCACTGATTCAACTGAATCTGCCGTTCGCGCACTCACTGATAAGGACTGAAATTTAATTTCAACCAATAAGAAGGACTACCACGTGACTAACTGGACGAGATACTACGTCACAGGACGGACGGACGAGGTGGGCCTAGGTAATACTG